GCTTTAGCTACTTGATTTTTACCATCAAGATAAGTTTTACCTAAACTCGCAATAGGGTTTAAAAAACTTAAAAAACTCATGGCTAATCTCGGATCTCAAAGTGAGGCATGTCTTGCCATGATTTCCAAAGGCCGCCCCATTTAAGCTCGTAGCCTAATTGACTCGAGGCTTGAAGCATCGCCGCGGCAATATGAGTAAGGTGTAAATGATCCCAACTCGCTTTGCTATCTACGTAAGCATACACATCGAGCGCCTTTCCGCTTTGGTGATAGGACTTGTTGTTAACGCCATCTGCTTTTGAGACACCATCTTCAAACAACTTTGATTGTACTTCGGCTGTGCGCAAGCCACCAGTGCTAGGGATACCGAAATCAATATTAGTAAGTTTAATAGCGAGATCCGCAATGTCAATAAGCCTACCATCTACACCCGCCAAATTATTTATGCTGTTCGTACTTAAATTAAACATTAAAATACCCCCTGAAAACGCTGCGGCCTCGATATAGGGCTAAAGCGTTTAAGCGCCTTTTGCTCTTGTTTCTTAACCACAGGGCGTGTAGGTTTAACTTTAATCGGGGTCACCTTAGTAACCCATGTGCGTAGTGCCTTGGATCGCGGCACCCGTGCCACGAGTCTTCATCCGACGAGGTGTGTTGGCGAAGTCAGTAAGACCACCTGCTACAGGAGCGGGAGCAGTCTTGCCATAAGGAATACGACCTTGGCCTTTAATGTCCGCATAGGGGACAGCCTTTGGCGGATTCTTAGGGGCAGTACCATTTACTCTAACTGTTCGATTTTTCATTTTAATTACCTTTTCCTTTACCACCCGATACTTTGCGTATGGATTTTTGACCCGTAGAGTGAGTATTTTTCTGCAAGCTGAAACCTTTGCCCTCTGCAAGAAGGTCTGCGTAATACAAACTAGAGTCGTAGCCTTCTATTCCGTTACCACTGCCACTGCCTTTTCCTTTGCCTTTGCTCATTTTAATCTCCGCGTTGCTTTAATAATTCACGATCCATGGCTGACTGAATACGTGCTGATGTTTGCTGTTCTTGAGAGCGTAACCTTTGACCAAACTGCTCCGAGCGCATCTGTTGGTTCTGTTGATCCAACTGTAACTTGGCTTGGTCAATTTGATTTTCCGCCTCGTTATCGGCTACTTTAGCCTGAATCTCTTGTTCCTTCAACTGAATCAAAGGATCTGGTGCACCCGCACCCGATAGCTGTGCAGACATGTCTTTAACTTGCTGCATACCTTCCGCAATAAACTGAGCGGTTAAACGCTCGACTTCCATAACGGCTTGTTCTTCAGGAGCTTGTCCGCCCATCTGCTGCATCTGTTGTTTATAAGCCATGACAGCCTGTTCTTGAGCCGCAATTTGAACGTGTTCCATTATATGCTTTTGAAGCGCCATAGCTACTTGAGGCATACTGCTAACCGTGGGACTTGCGCCAAAGATCAAGTGCGCTAGAATGTGCGCTTGATGATTTTGTCCTTCAAAGGCTTTTAGTGGCAACATGTCTAAAGCATTAATGTTCTCTTGCGCAGGATCAATCGGTACAGGCTCTTCTGCAGGCACCGACTTCATTATCCTATCGACATCCGTTACACCCAAAGCTTCGTACATATCACGATACACTTCGTGAAGGTTATGAATCTCTGGTGCTTGGGCCGCGAGTTGCATTTTAGTCTGGGCAAGCACAATCCGCTGCGCCTGACTAAATACATTTGGATTGCTGACAGGAATAATATCTACACGGTCGTCAAAGTCTTCACGCATGATGGTTTCATCACCACCGGGAACAGAGTACGGATACTCCTGCGGCAAACTCTCAGACATCACCCGTGCAAGAATCTTAAACTCTTGACGCATCGCATAATGCAAACGCTTATGCACAGCACTCATCACTCGAGCACCCTGCTCCATCATCGCCATGGTAGTGCCTACTGCAGCACCCTCATTACCCGCACCCACTTTAAGGTCCGTGATCGTCGCAAAACGTTGCGCGGCATCGACAACAAAGCCAAGCAACTGGAACAAGGTTTGGTCGGGTCCTTTAAACGGTAAAGGCATTAGACTGTCGCGGATTGCTCCGCCGGGCGCGTCTACATCTCTAAACTCGCCGGGCTGTAGTGGCTCGTCGTCATCTCTGATCCGTAGTCCGCGGGCCTTGAAACCTGCAGGAAGGTTAGATAACGTACCCGCATCGATCAACTGTCGAAGGGCCGAAGTGGCCGTGCGAGACAGACCGCCAATAGTATGGATCAAGCCTAGACCGTAGAAACCGAATCCGGGTAAAAACTTATAGTGCGTAAAGTAACTAATCTTTTTGCGAAGTGGATCGTCTTCGCGGTAGTTGCGACGGATAGACAATATCTTGCCATTGTCCTCAGAGATGGTAACAATGTACGGAATCTTAATTCCAGTAAACTCGCCATCTTCGTCCTCGTCTTCGTAACCCTCTAGGTCAAGATCGACATGGCACTCAAGGATAGTACAGTCGTAATCAATCTGACTCGCGTCTTGCCCATCAAGCCTGTTCATCTCACCTGTTAGAGAAGTCAGTTCTTTCTGAGAAGGGATTACCTCCACATCAAGAAATACTCCCGCCACTTGGCGCTTGCGTAAATCGTTTAAGGCCATCCGCACAACTTGCGTGATGTTAGGGCATGAGGCTAGGTCCGCAGTCTCATAAGGAACCACCAAGTTTTCAGCAGGTACAAACTTAGATACGGCGCGTTCTAGTGTCTCATCGTAATACGTCTTTTTAAACGTAGACCCCGCTAACGGTAAGAAAAATAACATCTGATCCATGTCAGGTGTGTACTCGTCCATAACGTTAGTGATGTAATAATTCATGAACTGCTTCACACGTTGCGCTTGTTGCGCTTTTGCAGAAGTGTTCTTACCCATAACAACCGTGCGCACAGGACCCGAAGGTGGCAGTAATTCGTTAAAGGCTTGTGCTTGGAATTGTGTGGCCGCTTCCGCCAACAAAGGATGAGTTACACCCGATGCCCCACGAAAAGGCTGTGTACGTTCTTCGTAGTTAAAGCCTAATAGCTCTAACCCGCTTGAATAAGCTTCTTCCCAATCTTGGCGTCCCGCTTTGTTTGCATCAAACTCGCCTAGCAACTCGGAGGAAATACGACTTAACTCTCGTTCTGGCATCTCTTCGGCTAAGTTAGCATCAAACTCTACGTTATCACCACGCTGATCCGTAGGATCAAAGTCAATGATAACCCCGCCGTCGTCTTCGGACGTGATCTCAATCTCTCCCACATCCTCGGCTTGAATCATCGCCATCACATCGTTGTCAGAACTGTCAGGAATTGCTAGCTCAAGCTCCGCCGCCATGTCTTCCATGTCCATCTGAGATGGAATATTTCTATCCATGAGTCCCGCGTTTGTTGCACCGTTTGCCATACCCACTCCTAATTCAATAATACGCTCGTACTTTAGCAGAGTTTTCGTCGTCTTCCCAGTCATCCGAGGGTAACTGCACAAAATTGCCTTGACGATAGCGCATAAGCGCCTGAGTCATACTGTCCACCAAGTCGTCAAACTCTCCGTTAGGAAAAGCCGCCACCTCTTCAACTAACTCCTCCGCCCATGTCTCGTCAGGGACCCACACCATACCCGCCTCAAACAAAGGTGACACACTGTGCACCCTCGTTATCTTGTCGTTACCACGACTCGGCGTGAAATTAACCACAGGAATGCCCTGCGCACGAAGCTCTTGAGTCAGCGGCGTACCACTGGCCTTTGCCTCAATAATAACCGTGTCAGGCTCCCAAAACTTATACAAGTCCAAAGCCACCTGCTTCAACTCAGGGAAATCCCATCGCCCCTTCTTACTGTCCAACAAAATTAAATTGGGACCACTACCACCCTCATTAGGATAAAAAACTCCCCACGTCGTAATAGCCGAGTAATCCGCCGTCTGCTTGGCAGAAAACGCCGTGTCGTAACTTTGAATCACATACTCCAACTGAGGGACCGCCTCCTTATCCCACAACTTCCACCACTCTCGCTTAATGATCGCGTTCTCTTCGCCCGTCGGATTCTGCTGATACTGCGCGTTCCACTTGCTCGGAGGGATCGATGCGCGGACCGCGGTCAAATCTTCCAAACTCCAATACTCAGGCCAACACGGCGTCCCATCCTCGAATATGGCAGGAAGCTCCACCACCTCCCATTGATCGGCCAACGGATCTTTAGCCATAGCTCGTAGAAGCTGCCCTGTCATGTCTTTCTCTGACCAGCGTGTCTGTACTATTACTATTGCGCCGCCGGGCTGTAGACGCTGTCTAGGGCCGCCTGTGTACCAGTCCCACGCATCATCAAAGCCAGCCGTCGACATCGCCGTCTGCTCCGAGTGAGGATCGTCAATAATAATTAAATCACCACCACGTCCCGCCAAGTTAGACCCCACACCCACCGCGTAATACATTCCGCCCGCGCTCGTGTCCCAACGGCCCGAGGCCTTACTGTCCGCCGCCAACTTAACGTCAGGGAAAACCTCCTTGTACGCGTCCACATCCAAAAGGTTCTTCGTCTTACGACCAAAGTTTACAGCCAACTCCGTCGTGTGCGTCGCCTGTATAATCTTCATGTTCGGATTCTTGCCCATCATCCACGCAGGAAAAAGAAAGGACGCAAACTCACTCTTCGTGTGCCGCGGTGCCATGTTAATAATCAATCTTTTTAACTCGCCGCTCGCGACTCTTTCTAGTTTGTCCGCGATAATCTTGTGATGCCTTCCCGTAATGAACTCAGGCCACATAGCTTTTACAAAAGTTAAAAAATCATCTTGGCAAGCTTCATTCTTCTCAAGCTGCGCGAGCCGCAGTTCAAGCTTAAGGGTCTTCTCCTCGAGGGCAGGATTACCGTGTTTATTCATAAGGGACCCATAGGTTTGAAAAAATAAAAATTTATGTTTCACGTGAAACAATATTAACTATTATATGCGATATTACACGCATTTATAAGACAGTTAAAGCTCGTTCAAAATTTCACGTAAATATTTGAGAGAAACATGGCTCTAGCCCCCGACAGGCCGAGCGGGGCCCGAGCGAGCGAGACGCGATAAGTGCTTGATTTGCCTAGGTTTATGACCCGATATGGAAGGGACCCGAGCGATAAACCGCGACCCAAGGCCCAAGGTCCGCGACCCAAGGCCCGCGATCCGCGGCCAATTGGGCCCGTGGTCCTGCAGCAAAACCCGCGACCCGATGACCGCGACCGCCTACACGGTCCGAGAATTGCGGCCAGTGACCCGCGGGGCGTTTATCGTGGTAGGTCTATAGGTATCTCTGGACGTCGGCTCGCGGCTTATTTAACTGCTATAAACGGCAGGCACAAAAAAGCCCGCTCAATGGCGGGCTGGTAGCTAGTGGCTAGCTAGTAGTTGGACAGAGTGATCGCAAGCTTTCCGCTATCGATTAGATTATCGAGCGCGGCTT